ATATATATTTCGAGCTCTTCAGCAGTATCAAATGTCTTTTTAACGCTTTGCCAACCTGGCACGATATGCCCGTGAAAGTAATAAGTGCCATTCACTACATGGATATGTGCCACTCGTTCGTTATCCTGATACAGATATCTCTTAGATCCGAAAAATTGGTTTAAGTATTCTTTGCGCGCGTTATATGTCATAGTCATTGCTCCCACAAGTCAAAAGCTCTTTGGACATAAAACTTCGCCTTTGCTAAATCCTCGTGTCCGTTTTTCAACGGTGCTCTAGATAGATATTTGATTGCATTACCTATTGCAAATGCTAATTGTGGTGGATACTGCGCCGTAACCTGTTCGATAAAATCTATAATTTCAATGTCGCCGTATGTGTAGTGCGCTGGTTGCTTAACATTGTCTTGTATTTCATTCATATCTACTTTTCTGTTACTGATTACACTCATTATGCTTCACTCCATTTCTTGAACATTTGGTTATAAGTGACATCGAACCAGTACGGATCACGTGAATGTTTTTGAGGTACATTAAACAAATGTGGCTTCTTCTTACGTAGCTCAGCCTCTTTCTTTCGCTCTCTTTCCAATTCACGTTCGAGTCTCGCTTGTTTAATCTTTTCCATTTGTTTCATTTCTCTATATTCTTTTAGGTGCATGCCATAAGGCGCGTCTAAAGCTTCTGAAAACTCCCAACAACCTCTAACACGTTTAGAAACAATTCCAGCATTTATCCCACGCTTTGCCATTATTTCTTTTTCAAAATTGTTAAATTTATATGGTTTATTATTAATAATTACAACACTTCCCATTTATTCCACCTCTACATTTACGTTTCTAATTTTTAAATTGTCATACTCTAGTATTTCGTTAGGATTGTTATATAAGTAATCTGCCAGCGCATCTTTTTCTTTATCCACATCATCAAAATACTGATATTCAACTTCTGTAGATATCCTTATATCAATCGTTGCGTTTATATATGCTTGTTGTTGCATTAAATCACTTCATTTCTCTTTTTCTTTTACGTCTGACTTTCACTAAGTCCTCATATACCATCCATTCTTGACCTGTGTATTTAGGCGCTTTACATATCCACGTTAAATTCACATCTTTATACTGATATCTGAATATCTTCGCTTTGATGTTGGCAACTTCAGTCGCCTTACCTTTAACGTCTATAACTTCAACCAGTTTCCCTTCCTTCCACAAAGAGAAATCGGCTATATACGTAATCGGTCTTTGCTTCCCAAATTTAGGTTGTAGTTCGAATTTCGGTTGTAGTTCGATACGATCATAGTTAGTGCCATTCATATTACTTTCTAAATATTGGTAATATTCACATTCTACTTTGCTATCAAATACAATTCCTTTGTACTCAACTTTCTTAGCGTTGTATTTACTCATCGTCCACCTCTAAATATCAAATATCGTCGCTTGTAATCCTAGTTCTTGCTCATATAGAAGCCCGTGAGCGCCTTTAAATCGTTTTAGGTCTCTATCAGTCATAATTTTCTTTTCGTCGCTGAAATGGGCTCCTGTGAGCGAATAAACTTCATTTACGTTGTCTTTATATTTGATGACCTTAATATCTTCCGTACCATCTTCTCGGTATAAGTAATATTTTTCTTTCGGCATTTTTTAACACTCCTTAATATTCGACGATTGCGGGTCTTTCTTCTTTTTCTTTCAACTTATCATCAATAAGTTTTTTAAGTTTCTCTTGGTCTCCGTTTGCAAAATCAATCATCTTTTGAGCATATACATCTCTACAATGTAATATTTCTTTTATATTTTGTTTTGTGATTACCACGCATCTCGCTCCCTGAAATCGTCTCCGATTACTCTTACTTTTCTTGCTCTTTTTTTCATTCTCGAATTTATACGTTGCCAGTTCATATTTTGATTTAGTTCTTTATCACTAAAGTTAGTTGTAAAGATGTTGTTTTTACCTACTCTGTTATCAACAATGCTGAAAAGTTTATTTATAGTGTGTTCTGTGTTTTCTACACCCATATCATCTAGTACAAGTAAATCAATCTCACTAAGTAATTTGACTAGTTCGTCTGTAGTCTCTACTGCATTTTTGTTGTATGTCGCTTTGATACGATCCATCAACATTGGTATATGCATAAAAGCAACTGTATGCCCTTTAGCTTTAACTGCTTTTGCAATAGCGTATGCTAGGTGGCTTTTACCAGTTCCATATGAACCTTGAAATATTAATGATTTTGGTTCTTTTGTAGAGAAACCTTGTACATACTCTATTGCTGTTTGCTTAGCTTGTACTTGTTTTTCATTTTGTGGCTTGTAGTTGTTTACTGTTGCATCTCTTAAAGACGGATTAACGTTTGATTGATTGAATATGTTGTTTATCTTCCGTTGCTTGTTTCGCTTATATTCCTCATAGATTTCACATTTGCAACCGTCTTTATACTCGTAACCATTAGGGTGTTTTTCAGTAGGAGCAAACTTATATAAGTCGTATTCACTTCCACATCTCTCACATTTCAATCCCTTTTCGACATGAGTAGGTTGATATTTTTTCAAGCTTTCGTTTATCTTTTCGCTGAATAGTGGTTTCATAATATCCCTCTAATCCCAATAACTTTCGTCATACTTCATACGTTCCAATTGATCTATGCCAGTTTCTTTAATCTCTTCGCTATAATCATTCATATAGCTTTCGTTAGTTAAGAACGTTTTAGGGTACTTTTGATATTGTTTGTCTGTAATAGTTTTTAAATACTCTCGAGTACCTTGCATGATTTGCTCAAAAGAATGTTTCTTTAAGCATGATTTGAATTTAGTAAAAGACATCTTCTTATCTTTCTTCTTGTCGTAAAGTTTCCACCATTCCTCAAATTGCTCATGCGTAACGTCAGTTGCGCTATTATTTGAACTTAAGTTCTTATCTATATCTTTTTCTTTATCTCTTTCTAATTCTTTATCTAATTCTTTATCTTCTTCTGTTGCGTGACTGTCACGTGACGTCACGTGACCATTTAGCAATTTTCTGTTGTTTTCTCGTTGCTTTTGTTTCCTCAACCTGTTCTGCGCCCTGATTTTCTCGAGTCCTTCAATGTTTTGGTGCTTTTCCCAGTTTGTCACTTTTATGACACCATTAACTTTTTCAATCATGCCCAATGTCTCAAAAGTTTGTATTGCTAACCTTATTGAGTTGATAGGTCGGCTAAACTCATTTGCTAACATTTCTTCGTTATACGGCAAGTTTTCAGATAGCATAATGTAACCTTGTTCGTTGTACTTTCCTGATAAAGTTAGCAACTTAACCCAAATAGTTATGATCGTATCTCTTTCGGGTAAAGCTTCGATATATTTGATTTTGCTGTCATCAAACATGCCAACTTTAAGTTTTATCCACGATACTTCTCCCATTGTCTTCTCCTTTCAGCGCTTTTATTTTGTCCGGTATTTCCCAGTTAGATATGAATTCTTTAAGTTCATCTGTCATAGGTACGTCATTAAGGATTACGTCTGAACCATGTAAATAAAAATTAATTTTATTAAACATGAGAGCAGTCTCATAAATATTTTTTGACCATCCAATATGATATGTCTTTCTTTTATAAGTTATTTGCGCTACATAACCACTTTGAGTTAAATAGACTCCTTTGAACTTACTTTTTCCTCTTCTACGACGTTTTTGGTCTTTGTAAGTTTTGTATTCATATTCAAATATAGAGTCATTTTGATTTTTATGATTCTTATAACCTTGTCCGTCCCAATATTTATCTACTGCGTTGTTGTATGCTTTAGCTGCCTCCCATTCATTAACAAAACTACCTAAATATTTAGATTTGCTATCAATTTTTATTACAGCAGACCATTTTTTTGTTTTTCGATTTAAATAAACACCTTTATAGATACTCGAAGTATTTCTTGTAGGCCTTGCCCATCGTTGTTGATAACCAATTGAAGTGATGTTGTTTTTGGTAAAATCATTATTTTTTATTTTTTGAAAACCATTTTCTAATACAAATCCACTTAAGCTAACGTTGAGTGTCTTTGTGTGAATTCTTCTAACGTTATCTACATAAGATTTTGTCCAAATATATTGATTAACTCTCTCATAATCTTCATCATCAACAAAAATTTCTTCTCCATCTTGTAAAAATATCGATTTAACCATTATTCTCCTCCTTTCAGCATTTTGTTGAGCCTCTCATAAACTTTTATCCACGAGTCATGCAAGTGATATTTATCATCAAACGACTTAACACCAATCGCATGTTGCTCGTTGTGATGTTCGCGACATAACGCTAATACATGTTTGTCATAGTGATTCATCTTGTTTCTGTTCATGCCTCTACCTACTGCTTCATAATGTGCTAGGTCAGCGTGAGGCTTTCCGCATATTACACAGTTGCGGTTGATTGTAGCCCAATATAATAGTGCTTTATCTTCGCTTAACAACTTGCTTGTTTCTATGCTCATAGGTATTTGATGATGAAACATAAACGCTATAATCAGTTCTATTAACTCCCTTGCAACTTTCATAGAACAGTCTCTCAGACTTATTTCTTCATAACCTTTCATAATTTCCAACTCTGTTTGTAATAATTTTCTAGTTGATTCCACTGGTTCGCCCCAGTGAAGTTCTATATCTCTACACATTGCGAATATTTTTTTGCGTTGTTCTACGGATAACTTTTTATTGTCCGGAACCTCTACTTCTGCTTTTAGTGGATATCCGTTTTCTAGCAAGTCAATGTGACTTTGTTCAAGTCCAACACCAGTAGCAACGACGGAATAAGTACCGTCATTGTCTTTCTGGTATCTTGTAATGTATTGCATTTAAACCACGTCCTAGAACGGTAAATCATCATCATTGATTTCTATTGGACCATTAGCATTAGCGAATGGGTTTGATTGTTGACTCATTGGCGTCTGTTTCCCATTTGCTTGCTGTTCTCTTTGTTTCATCTCGTCAGTTTTAGGTTCTGGTTTATTAACTACTTCATCATCTTTATTCCAAACTTTTACATACGAGAGTCTTACAAAGTATTTACCTTGTTCCTCGTTAAATTTATTTTTAAGTACAATAGTTCCGATTTTGTTAATTAATTGATCTGTGTCAAAAGTTAAATCTGGTAAGTTCAATTTAATTCCTAATCTACTAAGTAACTCGATATATTGTTTTTCTTGATAATCTTGTTGGAATGGTGGGACGAATTGGTTGTGTTTGTATTGTTTACCTTCGTTGTTTTCAAAAATAATTGTGAAGTATCTGTTTTCTCTGTCGTTAAACTCGACATTTGCAACTTTCGCTGTAAATTCTCCAGCTCCTAAAAAGTCCCCGCCTTTCATGAATGCCTCTTGATTAGTTTCTTGAATGTATTGTGTTCTACCAGCGATTTTCATAATTTTTATACCGTCCTTTTAATTAATTTTTAGTTTCCATTTCTAATTGCTTCTACTACGTCCGTAATGCTAGGATTTGCAAATTTCTTATTGTTAATTGTTATTGAAGGTGAATGTCTAATCTTTGTTTCAAACGTATTAGAAGGTTCAGCGTTTAGAATATATCTAGCTTTCTTTTCTCCGTTATCATCAAATTCTTCAATCATTGCCCTAGCTAACACATCACTTTGAGAAGTAATAGCTTTTTTAATTTGTTCTTGCGCTTCAATAGTGATAGTAGGGTTGATAGTGCTACCTTCATCATCTTTATCTTTGTTGATACCTTCATGACCTGTAATAACAAAGTGGAATTTGTATTCTTCTTGAAGTTTTCCTATTAATCTGTACATACTGACAATTCGTTCAGCAACTTCTCCCCAATCATTAAACGTTGGTTTTTTAGACTTATTTTTCATCACATCATTCAATGTCATATCTCTAAGTTTTTGAATAGTTTCAATAACTACAACATTGATTTCTTGTCCGTTTTCTCTCATCTCCTGTAAAATTTGAGGTAAAAAATTTACAACATAAACAAAGTGTTGATAGTTCTCGATTTCTACGTCTGATCCTTCATCAGTAACCGTTGTTCCACCTTCGTTAATGTCAATGACGAAAGCGTCTTTATCTCTTGTAGCAAACGTGGTTTTTCCTGAGCCAATTTTTCCGTATACTGCAAATTTATAGAATTTCCTTTTATTTTTCTCAGCGATATTATTTATCTTTAGTTTTTTGAGTATGCTTACTTTTTCTTGTGGTTCTTGTTTTTCCTCAGTCATGTTCTACCTCCTCGTACTCAATAGTTTCTGTCACTGTTTTCTTGATTGCTTTGTGATAATCCATATTGATACTCGCTTCTTCCATACCGTTAAACTCCCTAGCTCTATTTCTATTTGTGGAGTAACTAATATCTGAATTGTTATCGGTTGGTTTGTTAGTTATATAAATTGGCATATCCCTATGACGAATGATATAAGTTACAGTCTGCTTCATAGCGACCTCCTACCATCTCATGACTAAGTTAATTAGTCTGTCCTGTTCGTCTGTGTTCTCTTCAATCCATTCATCTATTGCTTGGTTGAATAAGTCTGATGCCATATCTAAGTCATTCTCATCTACGACATAAGCATGTTTAATTGGTACGTTGTTCATATCTTTAACTTGTATTGATATGCCCATATG